GGGCGTAAAGGAATCGGAATCGAACTGAAAAAATCCTACTACGACCAAGCAATCAAGAATCTGGCAAATGCCGAAAGGGAAAAACAGATTAAGCAAGAGACATTGTTCTGACACCCAGAAGCCCCAGTCGCAGGTGGGCAAAAACAGCGACAGTTGTTCATGAAATTTGATTCTCCTGTACGTCCTGCCAGCAGACGCTAAACGCTGGCATAGTTACCGCCTCAGATGCCATTCCCGTGGAGCAACATCAGAGGCTGTCCCAGGCGCAGGTGGAGAGAAAACAGCGTCAGCATAATACATATGCCTCCTTAACGTCCTGCTGGGAGACGCTAAACCCCAGCACTCACTGGCAAGGGCGTTGGCTTCCCCATCATGGGGAATTGGGAAATAGAACAGTCAGCGTCCTTACGGAGTGAGATATGAAGCGGAAAAAGAAATACGTGCCACGGTCACATGGAATCGGACTGATTCAGCGGATTTTCCGTATGAAATCCACGGTCACATACGATGAGCGGGTAGATATTGCCGAAAAGGCATACGGCTATCTGGATGAAATGAAGCAGAATCCGTCCATGCAGGCGTTGATAGACATCGTTGATATCCTGAATGTGCTTTTCATGTTCATTGGCGAGACCGACACGCCCGGGAAATGCAAGAAATGGCGAGCGGTCAACTGCCATGAATGGTTGTGGGAGCGTGGGCATGATGACGTAATCCAGACCATCAACAACGCCCATGAAGCCCTTATCAAGGCAGAAGAACGGTCGGCAAAGACTGGCTCACTGGCTCTTGATGGCGATACATACAACCTGCTGGAAAAGTGTTTTACATGGTATCAGGAACTGTATGTAACCTTGCCACGTCAGTTCTGTCTTGCGTGTGCCAAGGCTTGCGTAGGCGTGCATAAGAAAGAAAAAGAAGGATATCACATCGTGCATATGATGTTCCATCCAGAATACATCGAGAAAGAGGATTCTTGGATGGATAAGCAGACGATTATCAACAACGAATTGAGACCGTATGAAATTTTGAGGGCATGACATGGAAAAACTGAAAGCACTTTTAGCCCTGCTGTTTTTCATGTGTATTTTTGGTTATGTGGTTTGGGCAACTTGGAGAGATTGATGCGGATTATCAAACTGAAAGGCTATCACGGAAGCCCTGTATTCGTGAAAGAAGGTTCTATAGTGAGCATGTCACGTATAAGCGATGGAAAGCCATATACAGAAATCCATACTGCTGACGGTCACGTTTTGAGGGTGCTTGAAACGCCTGAAGTGATTCTTGAGGATTTGGGCTATGCAAAGAACTGAATACAGATTCTGGACAAACAAAGAACGGCGTTTCGTGATGGAGAACGTGGGCGTCCTGACAACGAAAGAGATTGCTGAAGAATTGGGCAGGACTTTTGTCGGAACTAAAGGATTCATCTACCGAAACAATTTCCAACATCTGCGACCATGGACAGAAGAAGAAAATGCACGTCTGATGGATTTGGTAGAACAGAAGATGCCATATCGGGAAATAGAAAAGATGATGGACAGGTCGTATCCGTCAATCAAGTCACGGGTTTTGATTTTAAGGAGAAGGAAATGACCGTATCAGAGTTGATTGAGGCACTGAAAGAGATGCCACAAGGCAACAAAGTCCATTTGGATGCACATTTCGTGGCAGCAGAAAGTGGATTATGTAGCTGTTCAATAGCAGTTCCTGTAAAAAATTTTTACTGCTTCGATGGACAGGTATTTATTAGCGGTGAATATGAGATGGGTTACACCGTAGGAGAATGAAATGTCTGACCTGAAACCATGCCCGTTCTGTGGGGAAAAACCTAATATCAATTTTTGCTCAAAACCAAAAGCCACTAAATTTGCGGTCATTGGTCACTGTGTACAGGGGCATCAAGTCATTGTCTATGGCTATGGAAAGACAGAATCTTATGCAATGCAAGATGCTATCGAGAAATGGAATCGGAGGTCTTATGAGTGAACTGAAACCATATCCGTTTTATGGCGGTGGAGTTGATTTTGTGAAAGACACATACATGGGCGATGAATTGTTACCGTGTCCGTTCTGTGGAAGCACTGATACTGAAATCGTTGCCGGCATTGATGATGAAAATACTTTACACATGGTGGGTCACGTTACTTGCATGAACTGTGGTGCTTCGTCTGGATGGTGGAGAGATAGGAATACAGCCATCGAGAAATGGAACACCCGCCATTACCCGCCAGAAGTTGAAAAGGCGGTGGAGAGGATGAAGCCAAAAAAGGTAATCCCAGAAAAAGTGTATTGGGCACCGAAAAACAGAAGGGCTTACTTCATCAGGTTTTTATGTCCGACATGTGGAGGAATTGCTAACCAAGCTACAAATCGAACGTTCTGTAATAACAACGGATGTGGTCAGGCATTGGATTGGAGCAACGATGAATAACGAACTTGAAGACCTGAAAAGACGGTTGATAAACCTGCAAAAGGATGTAACCACCCTGGTCTGTTGGGTCATGCAAATCAGGGAAGTCGCACGTGAAATTCCAGTACCTCCAACAGAAGATGAATATCCAGAATGTCCTGTCTGTATGTGTGATGTGGACGAAATCGACAAGAAAGAAGGACGTTGCCAGAACTGCGGTCAACGCCTGAAATGGAGTGAGTGATGAACATCAGAGACAACAACTGGCAATATCAGATTTTACAAGAAATGAAAAAGCTGAATATGCGTTTTCAGGTATTTCGCTATATCTGTATTCCATTGCTGACCTGTTCTCTGGTAATGAATATCTCGCAATTTTTGAGAGGATGAAAAGGAAAAAGGATTAAGGAGATTGGAGGGATGAGAACCGTATCAAAACCAGATGGGCTGTACGGGTGTAACACGGAGCATCCAGACTACAAGCCACGGGGAGACGGTCGATGGATTCAGGACGGATGGGAAGAAATTGAGGTTGCGGAAAAGGTCATGCTTCCCTGTCTGAATATGCCGGGCTATGTAGGGACAACATACAGACCGACAACAATTCGCGTACCGAAAATAAAGGAAATCCCTGACCGCATGAGCCGTGAGTGTGACTATGACAGATGGCAGAAAGACCCGTACTGCAAGGGATGCAAGAAAGCTAACGGAGGGAAATGATGGACAACGCAATTATCAAACAGCTGGCAGCGGAAATCTCCGTCCACATTGCCCCTGAAATCCCCGTAAGCGTTGCGTATTGGGGCGTTCCAGAGATTGCCGCCTGCTTATCGTATGGCAGAACCAAAGCACGGGAATTGACTGCCAGAGCTGATTTTCCATTGCCATACCGCCCGGGAGGAACAGGACAGAAGCGATGGCGTGCAAAGGATGTGCTAGAATGGGTGGAAACTTTCAGAGACAGAGAGGCGAAGCTATAGCCGCTTCGCTATATCCTCCGCAGATTCATTGTAATAGGTCATCAGTTGCTGGATGTTTTTATGCCCTACCATCCTTGCCAATGTCAGCACGTCCAGCTTTCGGGAAAGACGGGTTATCGCCTCATGTCTCGCATCGTGGAAGTGCAGATTCTTGATTCCCGTTTTCTGCTTCAGTCGTAAGAATGCCTGCGGTATGAATGGAACCTGAAAGCATTCCCTGCCAGTCCGTGGAAGCATTTTCAGCAATTCAACCGCCCTGCCTGACAAAGGAACAGTCCTAGACGTGCCATTTTTGGTCATGGGTAGAAATGCAGTCCTTTTCTCCAAGTCCACATTCTCCCACGTCAGCGATTCAATCTCCCCTGCCCTCATGGCGGTTTCAAGAGCAAACAGGAAAGCATGGAACGTCCGCTGTAAAACAGTATCCAGTGTTTCATCGTATCCAGATGCGGCTTCCAGCAGCTCTATCTCTTCTTGCGTGATTCTCCGCTCACGTGGTCGATTTGGTCTAGGCTTCTTGATGCCTGAAAAAGGATTTGATTCCAGCCATTTCCATTCACGTACTGCATAGGTACAGACGGTGGACATCACAGACATCTCACGTGCTACGGTCGTTCCCTGCACTTCTTTCAGTCTTGATTCCCGATATGAGATGACATCATCAGGCGTGAGATAAGAATCTGCTATTGGATGTTTGTCCAGACGGCGGAAGAAAAGCCGCTCCCAATGCTGATTTCTTTTTTTGTCCAGTACTTCATCCTCGTATCGGTGATAAATCTCCCTGAACGGCTTTTTGGGGCTTTCCTGACTGGAATTGAGGATAAGTTCTTCCATGCGTCTTGCCCAATCCTGGGCCTCTCGTTTAGACTTGAATGTAGCTGTCTTGCTGATTCCACGCCTGCGGACAAACACCCTCCAGCCTGCCCCATATTTTCGGATTGATGCCATGATGTGCAAATTTTGTGTAATTCCCCGACCAAAATATGGCAGGTTATGTCACAAAATGTCAAATCACAAAGGCATGGAAACGGCGTTTTCTATAGGGAAGTGATAGGAAATGTTGCGTTTTGTGCATTTTTGGAAAATTCCTTGTATTTCAATACACTAGACATCCCGACCGTTGTTTTTTAAGGCAAAATTGTAAAAATGTGTAAAAAATGAGAAAAATTTCTCTTTTTCCTGTTGCCTTTACGCCCAATGGGCGTATTATAGGAACTAAAGATAAACCATCTCAGAGAAAGGGAGATTGATATGGAAGACAAAATCAGAAAACTGGACATCCTGCTGGCAGATGCAAGGCGGGTCGCTCGACAGATTCAGAAGGATATGGAATCTGGCACACCAAAAGACAGGGCAAGGATATATGCTCTAATAGAATGCCTTGAACCAACAAAGAAAATTATGGACAGGCTTTATGGAGAAGATTGACACGAAAGAAATCAAGAAAGCCCGTCAGCAGGCGGGCTTGACGCAGCAACAGGCTGGAAACCTGCTTAACGTCCACATCAGGACGTGGCAGAAGTGGGAATACGGGGAAAGAAAGATGTCACCGGCTATGTGGGAACTTTTCAGGATAAAGACGGGAGAGGGGAAATGAAAGACTTGGATGCTTTTATCCGTGGACAGCTAGAGGATGCTTACGGGAAAGGGACTGAATATATTATTATCACACATGATGGCATGGAACCAGAATCAGGGTTGATGTACGGCAACGATGAGTGCATCGAGAACTTTGGGGAACATTTCGGAAAGCTGTACACCTATTTCCAGCCGCATGACTCATGGATGGTATATAAATGCTATTACACCATTCCAGAAGGAGAAACGGACTGGAGCAACATTGATTACTCCAGTCCAGAGGATATCGAAATCAGTGATTCTTGGGGTTATCCAGAATAAGACCTTCCCAAGCCTTAACGGTCGCATCATGCCGCTTTGAACAATCACTGTATTTTCCTATCAAATCCAGATACGAATCAATCAGTGCGTCCACAGAATCATCAATCGGCTCTGATACAGGCGGGCAAGGTGCTGACAGAGCGGAATCAAGGGGCGGTATTGTTGGCTGTATCAACTGCGGCTTTGATGATACGCATCCTGTCAGCATCAAGGCGACAAGGCAGAGGATGGTTTTTCTTGGCATTGGATAGTTCCTTTTTCAGGGATTCGATGGTCTTGTCAGAGGCGGCTTTCTGATTCTGGTACTGGACGGCAACTGAATTGACTTCATTTTGTAGCCGTTTTTCCAGTTCCCGGTTGGCTTGCAGTCCGAGATTTACCTGTTCTGCATAGTCCGCCCTGACAGCATTCAGTTCACGCTGTTTGTACAGTGCTCCGCCGATGAAACCGACAACCAGCAATGCGATACAGATTCCAGTTTTCCAGTAAAGGTTCATTTTTTATCTCGACGACATTGATGTCGTTGACATCCGTTTTTTAATTTAAATTCAATAAACTATTGCAAAACCTGCAACAGTTCAATTCCAGCGAATTCGACGGAATATCAAATTCAGTTATCCGGAAATTCCGGAATACTCATTTGATTTCTTTGATATGACTGATATGCCAACCACCATCCCAGCCAACGCATCCCGCAATGAAATCCCACACTGCACCGACAGCATCCAACAGCCAGACAGGGCTGTACCAATCGTCTGCGATGTCAATACCAAGTCCGTCATCCTCAAAATTGAAACGGATTGGAACGCATCCACAGAAAAGACCTCTGTACTTGTACTTCATATCAATTAAGTTCGTAAATTTTTTTTACATACTGGATTTGATATCCCAATATCAATTTCGTGAGGTCACGAAAATGGTCATTTCCAAAACGGAAACAACCACTATTTTCAGCTCCACTCGACGTAGTGCTTATTCAAGCCAGTACATTCCTTGTATGTCTTCAATCGGCGGTTCAACAGTCCTTTGTTGAACGTTTTACCAACATAGACCCATTGAAAAAGCTGGTCACAGGATTCAAGGTACTTCTTCTGATTCAGCAGTTTCAGTAACGTTGAGCGGCTAAAATTCCCGACACCTACGTTGTAGGCAAAATCCACCATGGAATCGAACTCATATTGATGGAGCGGTACTTTGACGTATTTTCTTACCCCTGCTTCGTAGATTCTCAAATCCTCACGAAACAGTGCTTCTGCTTCAGCATAGGTGATACGGTCGCCCTTCTTCACGCCTTGGGTATGCCCCCTGCCAATCGTCCAGACACCACCTGAATCCTGATATGCAATCGTACGGATTCCTTCGGAGGCTCCAATACCTGCCGCTCCGCCAATAGACAGAGACAGCAGGATGGTTGCGATACGGTTTTTGTCCATTAAAAAATCCCCAACTGCTTGACCAGAAGCCACAGACCACCCAACGTGGAAACGCCTGCCAAGAGCCATTTGACAGTATCGACACCACCCCTGATTGAACGGGTGATTTCACATGACTCTGTCAGCTTTTTGTCAATGCCGTCCAGCTTCGCATCTTGCATCACGTTCTGCTTGCGCAGTTCCTCAAGCTCGTTGCCATGTGCTTCAAGACGTTTATCATGGATGTCCAGCCGGGTTTCAACAGCAACCACCCTTTCAACAACTTCCATCATGCCCCCTTAAAAACTGGCACTGCCAGAAATAGCAGTCCCTGTTGGTGTCGAAACGCCAGAAAAAGGAATGTCATACGGATTGCCTTGGCGCGGCTCAAAGCTTTGTACAGCTCGCGCATGTGAAAACACCTGCGCTTGTAATGCAGGCGAAACGACAGAAACGGATATGATGCCTGTGATAGAACCCGATGAGGTAATCTTGAACCAAGTGATATATGCATCAATTCTGGCAATGCTCTGTCGATAAGTTTGGCAAAATGTTAAATTGACATTGTCTGGATTGCTGATGATGGTAATGTCATCCGGACTGAATGACGCGGATTTATTTTTGTTTCTGATTTTGAAATTCAAATCGTTTCCGATATAACAATTCAGGTCAATCACTGCGTCTGTGCCTTGGGTCACAATCAGTGGATACCAGATACCTGTCTGCCATGTTGTTCCTGTGTTCCCAGAGAACACACTGTCTTTTCCTAGAATTTGCAGCAACAAACCCGGGTCGGAGTATCTATCAGTCAGACGCGACCAGCCATTCTCTCCAGCTTGGAATGCAATTACGCTTTTTCGCGTATCTGACCAAGAATAAGGGAAATTGCCTACATTAAAACCATCAATAGCTAAAAGTTTGTTTGTACCGTTTTGGGGAAAAGAAACTGAAGCATCAACGAGACCCCGCCAATAAGATTGGCCTGAAAAAGCAGTTCTTGAATAATTATTGTCTTCGTACCAATACACAACCAGTTGTGAACCTGTCCAATCACTATTACCTACTTTGAAAGCTGTTCCAAAATTGTCAGCATAACAGGCACTCATTCTTACACCGTCAACATCAAAACCAACAGTCGATTCCCAGAAAGATTGAGAGTTGTTACTGCCAACGATTGGATGAGCATTTGCCAAAAAACCTCCGTTCATTTTTATTCCGGTCTGGCAGCTTCTCACACGTACATCTCGTACTTCATTGTCATTTGAATCAATCCATATGCCGATAGACCCCGCTTTATATGTACCACCGACAGAGATGTTCTGAACGTAAGCGTCTGCACTAGTAGAATTGGCATTTCCTACATAAAGTCCTACATCTGTGATATTCCATATATTTAAATTCTGGATGCGAGCACAGTGCGTTCCAACGGATTTGAGACCATTAGCAACACCATTGGCATCAATCAAGCCACCGAAAACCCCAACAGGAACATCTGAGTTTGCATATATTGGCGGTGTGCCTCGACCGCCAAGATTGACAACATAATCACCCGAAAAAGTCGAAGCAGCTTTGATTCTTGTTCCAGAAGACAGTAGCAACGACTGGCGTTTGTCAACTTCACAATCGGTAATAATTGTGTCAGAAACGATGTATGTACCATCAGGGAAAAAGATTGTACGGTTATAGTTATTGTCAATTGCTGCTTGAATTGCAGTTGTGTCATCAGTTACGCCATCACCAACAGCGCCGTATGAACGGACATCGATGTATGGCGTTTCCTGAATCTGCCAGTCTCCCCAAACACCATTCTTAAAGATACGTGTATAGACAGATCCATCCGTATAGCAGGTCTGGTGAGTCGTGCGTGGATTTGAACCAGAGCGTGCTGTCCTGCTGATGAGCATGAATGGAGCCTGCTTAGGCAAGTTTGAAATATTGTTAGCACCAGCCAGAGCATTGTTGTAGTAAATCTGTTCATACCCTGAGTTGCCGTACCAGTCATTCGCATCAGCCGTCTGCCCTTCGACGTTCAGCCCACGGATTCCGCCTTGGAAATTCACTACCTGACTGACAGTATAACCAAGCGCACCGATATTTGACCTAGCCTGACTCTGTTGGTTAGTGGTAAGCGTCTGTGAAGTGAATTTCACAGCATCTTCATCACCAACAATTCTCCAGTTCTGCCCGCCATTATCTGGGTCAGACACATTGCCAGCAATGGCGTTTTGATAGAGTTTTGTGCCATCAGCAGAAGTCAGTAAAGCCCCCAAAGGATAGCCATCAATCGCCTGTGCAAATGTTGCATCGTACGGAAAGAGACCGCCTGCCTGCTGATACTGGATTGCTTTGGTGACATCAAAAAGAATGCCGTTCATATCCTGACCTTGAGGCGCCATACCGCCTTGGTCAACATCAGTCATCGTGATTGTCGGGAAACCTTCCTGCATGGACGCAAGGTTGGAACCTGTGGCAGTTTCAGGAATCGAGTTTTTCAATCCCGAATTTGCGAAAGGGACTGTTATCTGGGTTGGTTTTGAAAGTGCCATTCTTATACCTTAATCAGTGGAATTGCATAGATGTGCATAGGAGCGGTTTCAGAGCCGCCTGTGCTGTTGACGGTGATATTGGCTGTCGCACCGTTGCATGAAACGCCTGTCTTTGCTGAATTGACGGTCACGGTATGCGTATGGTTTGGAGATGACGCATGACTTGACTGATTCAGTGGAGTTGATGTGTAGCCCGTCCAAGAGCGGGATGCTTGAAAGCCTGCATTGGCAGAAGCATAAGGACCGTTTGGATAGGTGCGGTTTCCGATTGAGAGCTGACTATATACTGCACCAGAGTAAAGTTCGCTGTGGAGAATCTCTCCCATATCCGCAGTGATTTCCATAGAGCCTCTGTCATGGACATGAGAACCTGCAGAAGCGGTTGATGCAGTATGGACATGACCGGGGTCACTCAATCCATGGGTATGTGCTGTCTGTGTGATGCTGTGAGTGTGGGAACGGAGAGAATCAGCAACCTTATCCCCGACCTGAGAAACCGTGCCATAGCGGACAAAACGGTTCATCAGGTTAGGCAGGTTGAAAGTCGTACTTCCATTTCCTGCTCCGTATTTTGTTCCAATCACGGCAAACAGGTTCGCATACAGAGAGCGTGAAACAGCGGAGCCATTAGCAATCAGATAACCCGCCGGGATGGTAGTACCAAAGAAAGGAACAACCATTCCTGTAGGGATGAGCTGGGAAGGGTCCGGACCGACTCGCAAGATGTTAGTTCCATCGCATACCAGCTGCTCCGTTGCGACAGCAAGGGAAACGCCTGTTCCATTGGCTGTTTTAAAAGAAAGGCTGTACTGACCATGGCTGGACATATCGACCACAGCCCATGTTTTCAGGAATGCTGGGAGAATGACGGCAACATTGGCAGTCAGCGTGCCAGACACAATCAGGACAGGATGAGCCGCCTGTGCATTGGTCAGGGTTACGTCAGAATTCGATACGGTAAATGAATAGCTGGAAGCACCTTCTGGCTGCCAGAGCGTGGAAGCACCTTCTGGAGACGTGGTATTGTTTGACGCTTGGGAAACCCAAGAGCCAAGCAAGTCTGCACGCTGGACAATAGCCCCCTTCGCATAACCGCCTATTGCCGTTGCAAAAGTCGAATCAAAAGGGTATCGACCGCCTGCCTGACTGTACTGCAAGACAGTTGTCATGTCGTACAGGATGCCGTTCATGTCACGCCCGAACGGAGGGAGACCGCCTGCTGATTTCGGGGTCATCGTAATCTGTGGGAAACCGACACTATAAGTCGCCTTGTTCCCTGCCTGACCGACAACAGGGTCTTGACCGATGACATTCTTGATGCCGTTCTCGGCAAACGGAACGGCAATTTTGGAAGGTGCTGTTAGACTCATTTTTTACCCGTAGAAAGGAGCTTGATTAAATGGCTGGAGACCTGAGCCTTCAAATCCAAAGAAATTTTTATTGATATACTGCATCGTTATCTCCACGCCGCCCGGGTGTGGAAAAACGCCTGATTCGATGACAGACTTTTCGTATGGAGACATCGGGAAGTTAAAAACCACCTTGATAGCCATGTTGCCCATATCGACCACATAGACGTGACCACGGTCACCGAAAATCGTCATCAGGATTCGATTCAGGTTCGGGATTGTTGTCTGTGAAATGTTTGCAAAGGCTTTCATTAGCAGGATGAGCCGATAGGCATCATCGCCAAGACGGTAGTTTAAGTTGACTGCTTCACCATCAAACCACGTGCCATCATCAAACGGATACCAGTCGCCTGCTTGGTCGCCCTCATCAAAGCCGAGATGTTCTGCTTCATCCAGCGTTAGATATCTGTTTTTGGCAAGGATTCTGCCCCATACATCAAGCCCGAAACCTTTAGCCGTTTCGAGGTTGAAAACCCCATCAAAAAAGGCGTCCTGAAACGCCTTTGTTGAAAAATATGCTTCGATGTTTTCCCGTAGCTGATTTATTACGGGACCGCTATACTGTTTCATATCACGTTCACCGCAATCTGAGATGCTGAAAGGACTGGAGCTTCATCAATGCCAAACTCAACCATCGTAGTATTAGGAGAGGATGATTTACCGATAAAAATCGAAACGACATTGATAGAGTCGCTGATATCAGAAATGGCCGTGTAATAGGCGGCGGCATAGACCGTGCCACCGATACGTCCCCGACCGTTCCCTGCTTCGCCTGTGAAAATTTCGATAATCGCCTCTTGGATGAGCTGGGTCACGTCTGCCGGCAGGTTGCTGTTATTGTCGATATTGACCACGACATAGACAGGCGTTGACGTTGGACGCATGAACGTTATGTTGTAGACCGGATAAGGATACGAATAGCTGTCAGTGTCCGTGACCTGTACGGTCGTATTCCCATTCATGTTCGAGCCTGCGTTTTTGCGTCTCCAGATGGCATCAGCAACAGAGGAATCAGAACCCCCGACAACAGCGACATACACCGAATGCGGAAGCAGACTGTAATTGGTGACGCCCATTGTTACGGCATTGCCAGATGTGTTTTCTGTCACGAATACATCAGAAACGCCGTCCACAGAAGCCACAGCACCCCGCAAGGCGTTGATAGAGCCGTTGGAAAGCTGAGCAACAGAGTCATATCTCCGCTGTTCAAAAGCCCTGTCAGATTCCAAATCCGAACCAATGACACCTGCAACGGTATTGGTGATGGCATCCCATCCTGTCACCGCCTGATAGATTTTTGTCAAAGCACCTGCTGGACAGTCAACAGCACCGGGCGTCTGGCATTGGAACGTTACAGAAACCTGACCATTAGACGGGAATATGGCCTCTCCAAGCGATTCATAGATATAGTTCTGAGCATCCTGTGCCAGAGAACCAGCTGGAAGCGTGTATCCCGGTACGCCCGTACAGAGGCACGTTACGACGGTAGGAGTTGCTGCTTTCCGTTCGACAAAGTAAATCTGTGCCAGTGCATCCAGCCACCTGCCCTGACTGGTTGACGGGTCAAACATCGCCGACAGATATGCCAGTTGGGCATTCTTGAGCGACATGTAATAGGTGATGTCAGATGCCAAAACCCCCTGCGGCGTTGCCACATTCTCGATGTTCAGATTCCCACCGAACGCATCATTGAAGTCCTGCAAGACACCTGTCAGGACGTCCTGCACTTCCGGAATCTCGATTCCCTGTTCAGTGACCTCGATGTCAGGCGTGTTGACTGTGAGATTTGCCATTGTTTTTTATCCTTAGAAATTCAGCGAGAATTTTTCGCCATCCTCAAGCGTGCATTGGATTTGACCTGACAGCGTACGGTTTCCGTACTGCAGAATAACTTTTGATTCAGCAACGCCCGGCACACCTTCCGCCGCTTCTTTGTACCAAGCCATGAGTTTTGCAGGTGGTGGCAACCTGCCTAGGATTGATGTTTCATATGGGATGCCTTTGGTCGTATCGTAGCGAGCCTCTCCCTTCCACAGCTTGCATTCAGAAGCAACGTCCTGAGCAATGGCATAAGGAGCATTTGCGACAGCGATGTTGCCGAAACTGTCGACCGTCAAATCCCAATCATCAGTGAGATAGAGTGTATCCATATAAACTCCGATGCCCTGCCCTTGCCCCTAGTCCGGCGGCGACGACCGTTTTCAAGGCAAGGGAGAGCAAAACCTATAGGTCAAAATAGATGGTTGCGTTTGTCGCTCCCCATTTAGAGGAATAGCCTGTGCTGGCTTGAATCGACGTTTGGTTTGCAGATGCAAAATGGATTTCAGTCAACTCCTCCATCGATGCAAAAACATTGTTTGACGCAGTCGCATTCCTGTAAGCAGAGGCTTTGGATATCGTTGCCAACTTCGGAAAGTACAGCTTCTGGATTGTGTTGTTGCCGTAGAAAGTTCCGTAGCTGGCCGCTGTCCCGTTGCAGTAAATGGCGGTCAGTTCTGGAAACCGAAGTTCTGTCAGTTTCGTGCAACCGTTGAATGCATAGTAGAATTGTCGATTTACACCTGTATTGGTTGTGACACCGATTATTGTCAAGGAAGGAAAACTCACTGATTCAAGATTCACGCAAGTACCGAAACAGTAGTTCAGTGGAGTTGCCTGAGTGAGAGATGTCAGGTCTTTGAATGTGACGGTTTTCAGGTTGTCACACCGATAGAATTTGTAATACATCGCTGAGTTTGCGATATTTTGAAACCCCTCCAAGACTAAATCGACATTGCCGCCTGACGGACGTTGAAGGATTCCAGACGAGTTCAACGAACCGAAAATTGTGTCAATCGAGACACCATACTTCCGGACAACAGCCGTTCCTGTGAGCTGTACGCCAGCCTTGCTGTGCGCTGTAACACCAGAAGCAAGCGTGTCAGCAGTCACCGTGTCGCCTGTGAGGTCTATCAGCGTCTGGTTGCCATAGACCACCTTAGAAACTGCCATAAACGCCTCCTATCAAGAGCCAGCGATTGTTACTGTGATGCCGCCTGATGCGTTGTCTGTTTCAACGTACGGAATCGCATTGACCGTGACCTGTGTCAAATAGTTGTATCCAGTGTCAGGGGTGACAGTCTGCGCTGTGGTTGCAGGCGTAACAGTCTTTGTCTGTGCATGGACATCTTCAGAACCAGACATCGTGCCTTCAACACCGAGTATGGTTACGCCCTGTCGGATGTTGGTGGCAATGATTTTTGCCTGTTCAGTGCTGGAAATGGAGACCTTGCCAGAGCCATCATGGTAGCCGTTCTGGATGGTGTACTGTTGATCCTTGGATGTAATGGTTCCTGTCACCGCTCCACGGTTTGGCATGGAACCAGTTATTTTCGAGCCAGCGACATATGCCGTCTTTGTCGAAAGGATTTCCGCCGCCGTTGCGTTGGCATCAGAAGTGTCCGCATCATAGGAACATGTACCGGTAATCTGCGCCCCTGACTTATCGTGAGCCTTTTTCCCAGTCAGGATATCTGAAGCCGTTACTGTGTCACCCGTGAGGTCTATAAGAGTCTGACCACCGTAGATAACCTTGTTTACGTATTGATTAGCCATTTGAATCCTCTGCAATATAGACGGTCAGCCCGTCCTGTAAGTTGGATGTTTCCCAATAGGGAACTTTAAGAACCAGAACATTCTCACGCATCACAAATCCCTGACATTCAAGTTCCTGTTCTGCATGTGCCTTTGGTGTGATGGTGTAATCACCATCGAATGATGATATCTGATTCGACAGCGTCAGCTCGCCTGTCAGGTATGATGCACTTAACGAACAGGACAGCTGGCTTGATATGCCCAGTGTTCCAACCAGTGCATTTTCGCTGAGAGAACAGGACAACTTCCCGAAAAGCGAAATTTCACCATTCAGTGTTCCTGTATCAATCAGCTTCCCGTCCATGTGACCTCCGGCGCAACTATAAAGCTGGACGGCGGAATCACGGTACAGACATCGCCTGACTGTGTGGTCACCTGCACATCGTAGCGATACGTTCCGTAAGGCAGGTTCTCTGTATCTGATGGGGCGATATAGATAACGCCGTCAGTAACCGTTTTCTGTAACACGTATTCAGGCGTGGTTGTGGATGTCTTGACGCTGAAAACCACCGTATCCGGGCTGTAATCGTAAGCCTCTCCGTCCTTCGAGATGGCAAGGTCAATCCGTGCAGTATCGCCTCTAGTCAGCGTTATGGTGTTGTTTTTGATTGTAAGCATGATTACCTC